TTAGCATGTGCGTCCAAACGTAAAGATCGTAATTCACCTATGGTGTAGAACAATCCACGAAGGACGAAAGCGTTAGCTTGGAAGAAATCACGGTTGTCGATATATTGAGTAGGAGCAGCTATTGCTAGTTCCAAATATCGAGTATCCATGACATAAACGTTACTGCCCAAATTGGCATCAGCAGCAGTGAATGAACCCTGAACATCAGGATCAACTATTACTGGGATACCCCTGTAGGTAGCAACTTGGAAACCTGCATGAGAACCGGGGAGAGTACTTTCGTCGCCTACTTTGACTACGAATTCACCCCAATCCAAATACCGTTGTTGAGCTTGGAGGAGAGAAGAGAGTCGATCATATTGATCATATCCCATCAAGATTACATCAGGATCCGCACCGTTTACACGAACTTCCCTGATAGCTTGGTCGAGAAGTGCCAATGTCAAGTTTCTTCCTGTTCCGCTGTTGCCCAAAACTGTGGCAGCTGAGTTATATGCTCCAGCAGCACGAGTAGCTTGGTTATATACATCCACACCATTGGTGACTGTTACGCCAGCAACGCTACGTGCATCTTGTTCGACAATGTCGTCAAGAGATGTGAAACCAGCCCTACTCTTTACATATACGATTTCCCCGTCAGTTAAGTTTCCGCCACCTGTCCAAGTAGCGTCACCTTGAGCGTCTAAACCTGCATACGTAAGAGCCGTATCACCGATGGTAGTTCCTCCGAAAGTATCACCAACACGGAGAGTATTACCAGCAGAGATAATTTCACCAGTACCAGAAGCACCAGCAGTGCTGGCGATGGTCATGGAACGGAGTAAGAGTTCTTGGTTCAACTCTTTGATATGGTCCCTCGCTGCAGCTTCTTGCTCTACTGCGAGGTTATCCCCCATACCACCTTCCAGACCGCTCATGATCTGGGATTTGAGTGAGACACCGAAGTCTGTAGCTACGATACGTGGAGCAGAGTCCACATTGACGTAGTTAGAGACATCTACGGTTGGGAGAGCACCAGTTTCCGTCACAGGACGGGAACGGCTATCGCCCCTATCTGACCGCAAACGCCAACCAGTGGTTGGACCCCATTGTACCTTTCTCAAAATATTCCAAAATCTTGTTTGGTTGTTCAGAGCGTCCCAGACTTTACGTCCATAGGTCGCTGTGAATACATCCGAAACCTGTAGATACGTTTGCTTTGCAAAATATCCGGGAGGCATCAGAGAACTGCGAAGATTACGCTCCGCAGAAGAAATATACTGGGCTATGCTAAGATCAGCCATTGTTTATGACCTCCCATTAGGTCGTGGATAGTAATACAAGGTCTGAGGAGTCAATTCCCCAGTTTGATTACGCATCGAGTTGACCATCTTGAAATGCCCACGAAGATCATTCGTGTCAGTTTTCTGAACGATTTGTTCGATACCGTCAACGAATTGATCAGCAGCTTGCTCTTCGTCAGATTTTTGGAAAGAATCGCCTTCTACGCCGATCCGTTGATCTGGCATTTCGATTGGAGAAGGAACTCCAAACTGCGAAGTTTCAGATTCCACCCTAGTAGCCATATCACCATGAGAAGGATTCAAGTTAAAACTCTTCAATCCCTTGCGAATACCATCTTTGACATCTTTTTGTACGGACTTTTTAAGACTATCAATCTCACCATGAAGAGCAGCATATTGCTGTTTTTCTTGATGTTTAGAAGTTAACAATCCTTTAATGTCCTTCAAAAGCTCATTGATACCATCAGCACTTCTAGCCATATGCCTACCACCCATATCCATATAATTGCCTTTGTCTATGGGTTCACCATTTTCGTCCAATTCTTCTTCCTCTTCATCGCCCATGATATCTTCTTCATCGTCCTCGATTTCATCAATATCATCTTCGATTCCGACTTCGTCCATAGCACCATCTTCCATTCCTTCGTCATGATGGTTCTTCTCTAGACCTTCAGGAATTCGACGAGAATCGCCGGGATAACTGTATCCACCAGCACCATGCATTCCGTCAGCTCGTGGTCCACCAGCTTGAACGGATTGTCCATCTACCATATGTTTTGCGAAATCGGCCAAAATAGACTCAAGATCGCTCTTATGGATATACGGATCTGTGCCTTGTGATCCAGCTTTAGTAGATTTGGTTCCCTGTGAACCGTGTTGTTCTCGTCCTACAGTGTCACCACCGCTTATCGGATCTAATTTATCTACCCAATTATCAGGCAATGATTTCTGAGATGCATCTTCGCCTCGAACATGTGGAGGATAATTTACTCCATATTCTTTGACTATATACTCTCTCAAAGCCTTCAAAATAGGCAGAAGCTCTGTAGTATTAGAAGCCATACGTTGCCCCTCCTATCTAGGACTTATTTTGTATAATATATGAATTTGTTAAAGGTGTCTATATTTTTGCAATTTTTTGGTAAAAAT